AAACCGATTCAAGACGGTATGGATCGACCAAAAACAGAACTTGCATACAGAGTTCCTGCTAGTAGATTTACAAGACGTAAACTAGACAATAATGAACAACTTGAAGAGTTAGAAGGGTTAGATACAACTATTGATTGGAAAAATACAGGTGATAACAGTTATGATGGTGAAAAATTAAAACTACTTGTACATGATGAATCTGGTAAATGGGAAAAACCTGATAATATATTAAACAACTGGAGAGTTACAAAAACTTGTTTAAGACTAGGTTCTAGAATTATAGGTAAGTGTATGATGGGATCAACATCTAATGCTTTGGATAAAGGAGGTAGAAACTATAAAAAAATATACGATGATTCAGACGTTACCAGAAGAAACCGCAATGGGCAGACTAGCTCGGGATTATATAGCTTGTTCATACCTATGGAGTGGAATTACGAAGGATACATTGATTCTTATGGACTACCTGTCTTTGAGACACCCAAGAAAGCAAAAAAAGGACCAGATGGTTTCCCAATTGAAATCGGTGTCATCGAGCACTGGGAAAATGAAGTAGAAGGTCTTAAGAACGATCCTGATGCACTTAATGAATTATATAGACAGTTTCCTCGTACAGAGAAACATGCTTTCAGAGATGAAACAAAACAATCGCTTTTTAATCTTACAAAAATCTATGAACAAATAGATTATAATGAAGACTTAAAACACTCTAATGTAGTTACGCAAGGTAATTTTCAATGGGAAGGTGGAATTAAAGATACAAGCGTTATGTTTGTTCCAAGTAATCAAGGTAGGTTTTATGTTTCGTGGGTTCCAAATAAAAATCAACAAAATAGAGTTCTTGTTAAGAATAATAGAAAGTTTCCTGGTAATGAACACATAGGGGCTTTTGGGTGTGATAGCTATGATATATCAGGGACTGTTGATGGAAGAGGATCAAAAGGTTCGCTACATGGACTAACTAAGTTTAGTATGGAAGATGCTCCACCTAACTTATTTTTTTTAGAATATATAGCTAGACCTCAAACTGCTGAAATATTTTTTGAAGATGTACTTATGGCTTGTGTATTTTATGGTATGCCAATACTTGCAGAAAATAACAAACCTAGACTACTATATCATTTTAAAAGAAGAGGTTATAGAGGTTATTCTATGAACAGACCAGATAAAACAATGCATAAATTATCTGTAACAGAAAAAGAAATAGGTGGTATACCTAATTCAAGTGAAGATGTAAAACAAGCGCATGCCGCAGCAATTGAAGCTTATATTGAAATGTTTGTTGGTTATAACAACGAACAGTATGGGACAATGTACTTCCAAAGAACATTAGAAGATTGGGCTGCTTTTGACATAAACAACAGAACCAAGCATGATGCTTCAATTAGTTCTGGTTTAGCTATAATGGCTTGTAACAAAAACAAATATAGACCCATTCCCGAGGTTGTAAAAGAACCAGTCAGCTTGAGTTTTTCAAGATATGATAACAGAGGCAATGAATCAAAAATAATTAATAGATGAAATTAAACACTGGTATTAATAGTGCATTTCCTGATCAGATGGTATCTGAGGAGGAAAAGAGAAGTTTAGAATATGGATTATTAGTAGGCCAAGCAATTGAATACGAATGGTTTAGAGGTGGTAGAGTGAATGGTAGTAGATGGAATACAGGTTATCAAAATTTTCATAATTTAAGATTATACGCTAGAGGAGAACAAAACGTACAAAAATATAAAGATGAATTATCTA